AAGCAGGGCGGGCATAAGTCGAAGTGTGACCGGTGCCAATTGGAGTACCAACAAGAGCAGGCGAAATTCCGGTATGCGTGCAAGACGAAATTCTTTGAGCCAACATGTGACCTGGTATTCGCCGTGATAGAACAGGCAAGGCGGGACGAGGACACAGAGTTCTTGCAGGATGGCGCGCCTCTGTGGTTGCGCTCGCTCGGGCTGAATTTGCAACCGTCGATGATTGAGAAGTTGAAAGGACAGTAAAAAATGAGTGAATGGACGCAAAAATTACAAGATTATTACAAAGCGCATTGTCAAGATAATTCGTGGAAAAATGTTCCGCTTTCAGTTCCTCAAAGTTCAATGCTTGCGTTTATTGAACACATAGAATTTTTGACAACACTATCTAACTACTGGGAAGATACCGCAAAAAGTAATAAAACTCTTGAAAACGAGTTGCTTGTGTGTAAGCACATATCTGTAACCATGACAAAACTACATGATGAAAAATGTAAAAAAGTTGACGAACTTGAAACAGAAAACAAGCGACTTAGAGAGGCGCTGTTTTATATCCAAACTGGATTTGATCCCGATAGCGGTCAAGAAAAATTGTGTATTGAAGAAATGCAAGAAGCTGCGGCGTCTGCTTTGAGTAAGGAGGCTTGATGAATGACCAACCTACACTGTTTGACACCGGTAATAATCTTGTTGATTCTCTTTTTCGGCGTACTTGCGTTTTGGAAACGGAGGGACGAATAGAAAAGAAACTGTCACCGCGTGAATTACAGATCATGCAGCTTATGGCGGATGATTTCAGTTATCCGCAAATGGCGGTTCACTTCAAATGCAGCACACAAACGATCAAAAGGCACGTTAGGCGGGCGTTGGTGAAATTGAATTGCCATTCAAAAGTGAGAGCCGTTGGTATTTTAGTTTATAAAGGTGACGTCACACCTCACTTATAAAAACTCGTAACTGTCCCCTTTTGGGTACTTTCGCGCGTCAAGAATTGCGGTTATCTTGATAGATAGAACTTTCTATCTATTTTTTGTTTAAGGAGTTGATATGGATTGGGTTCAAATTGGTCAGGATTTCTTATCCGCTGTTGTCACTGGTTTGGCAACGCTTTTACTTCCAATTGCCGTAACCGCTGGCGTGACCTGGATTGTCAAAAAGGTTCAGGAATTCAAAGCGTCGCGGCCTGACGTTGCAAAAGCGCTGGCAATGATCATGCCAGTATTTGTCACCGCAGCCGAACAAGCAAACCTCGCCGGTCTTATTGAGGACAAAAAAGAGTACGCGATTTCGTTAGCTTCAGCATGGCTTGAATCTAAGGGCTGGAAAATTGATCTCGCCCTGGTTGCTGGCATCGTAGAGCAGGCGGTTTACACCGCAGCTTTCCCCCATGTGGATAAACAGGCTCCGGCCTGATTTTTCCTCTCCTTCTCAACGGTCTGGCAGGTAGCACGTGTGGCACGAACTTCTTACAGCTTGCATCTCTTGGCTAATCTTATCGGTTTCCACAATCCGTTGACTGCCTGCCAGACCGGAGAAAAGAGTAATCCTTGAAGAAAAAGTATTTATTTTCAATGCGAGGCGGGATTGATCCACACTGTTTTAATGTGTTGCCTCAATTTTCAATCTGGACTTACAAAGCGGGTCCATTCATAAAAATTGCATGGTTATGCTTTTATGTTGGATTCGACTGGGATAACGGAATGGATTAGGAGAAATGATTGAGTGAACTCTCAAAGACTGATATTCTGGCTCTTGATTACGGCGGGAAAGTAAAGTTACTTGAACGTGTCGGGCAAGAGATTCTGAATACATCAATCGAATTTGCAAAGGTATCTGGAAGGTTCGCTGAACTTAAGGCGAACCTTGAAGTATTGAAACAGGTCAAGTCGGTATTGCAGTCAAGCCTGAAAGCCGAGGCACCCGAAGGTGGTTCAAATAGCAGTAGACACGAGATCACGAAAAACCCAATCTACAACAAGCGAAAAGATAACAGCAAAGGAAATTAAAGACACCGCTTTTGTGGATATGTACTTCAGGTGCAACATGAACGGCACTGAGGCGTATAGGCGTTTACATCCCAAAACAAACTACGACTCATGCAGGGCGAACGCGTCCAAACTAATTGCAAACGCTAACATTAGAGCCGAAATATCCAAGAGACTTGACGAACAAGCTATGCCAAAGAGCGAAGTCCTTGCCCGACTTTCAGGCATGGCACGCGCTTCAACATTCAAATTTATTCGTATAACCGAAGAGGGATTCTGTTATTTCGATTTTAGCGACCCTGAAGCTGAAGAGTATTTCTATCTGATTAAGAAAATCAAAACGAAACGAACGCGCCGCCTCGAAGGGAAGGGTAAGGATGCCGAACCGTGGGAGGATGAATGGGTCGAGGTTGAACTCCATGATTCACAGGCCGCGCTTGAAAAGATAGGCAGTTATCATAAATTATTTGAACCAAAAGAAGAGCCAAAAAACGCAACTTCTCAGGCGATTTCAATCCCGGCTGAATTATTGGCGCCTGATTTTCTTGCATCGCATCGCGCCATTATTTCGGGCGATTATTCAGAGTTTTTGGAGTATGGTGGTCGCGGTAGTACAAAATCATCGTTTTATGGAATAGAAATACCAACATTATTAATCAACGATCCAACGTCTCATGCCCTGGCAATGCGGCAAGTAAAAGGTACATTGCGTGAAAGTGTTTATGCTCAAATTGAGTGGGGTATTAATGTTTTAGGGTTGGCTGATTCATTCAGATGCACCACTAATCCAATGGAAATGACTTACTTACCAACCGGTCAAAAAATCCTGTTCAGGGGCGCCGATGACCCTGCAAAAATAAAATCAATCAAGCTGCCTTTTGGTGCAATAAAAATATTATGGTTTGAAGAGTTGCCGGAATTTCACGGCCTTGAAGGGATTAGAAGTATCACTCAAAGCGCGATCCGTGGGACTGACACCGCATATATTTTCAAGTCATGGAACCCTCCTAGAACATCTGGAAACTGGGTAAATAAATATCTTACTTTTCCAAAAGATAAACAGTGGCGGCACCAATCAGATTATCGAAGCGTACCGATTGAGTGGCTTGGTAAAGTATTTATTGAAGAGGCTGAATATCTGAAAAGTGTGAACCCTGACGCTTACGATCACGAATATCTTGGGGTAGTTAATGGTCTGGGTGATCAAGTTTTCAATAATGTCATACTTCGCAAAATAACCGATGAAGAAATAAAAGAATTTGACAACGTTCTTCATGGCCTTGACTTTGGTTTTTATCCGCACCCGGCGCATTATGCAAGAGTGCATTACGACCCAACCAGGTTGACGCTTTATATTTATGGCGAAGTTAGAAAATGGAAAACAAGCAACCGGGATTTATATGACTTACTTATTCAATACGGACTGAGAAATAAAGACTTATTAGTCTGTGATTCTGCGGAGCCTAAATCAGTGTCCGATTACCGCGAATACGGCGCAAATGCAATTGGAGCCGAAAAAGGTCAAGACAGCCTATCTTATTCAATTAAGTGGTTGCAATCACTTAAAGCAATTGTTATTGACAATATCCGCGCCCCATACTCAGCCGAAGAGTTTACCGACTACGCTTACGAACGCACTAAAGACGGTGAAATTATTGAGGCATACCCGAGAGTAAAAGACGATGCAATAGCAGCCGTAAGATATGCCACTAACCCGTGGTGGCGCAAGAGAGGTCAATAATGTTTATTCAAGATGTAATCAACAAAATAAAAGGATGGTTCAATATGCTTACAAGTGACACACTGAAAAGCAAAGTCGGTATCGAAGTCGCCATATCGTCTGAAATGAGTACGGCGCTTTCGCTATGGTCGGATATGTACGTCAATAATGCCTCATGGCTGACAAAAGAAATTCGCAGCATGAACCTGCCAGCGTCCATAGCAGGTGAACTAGCCAACCTTGTCACCATTGAAATGTCAGTCGAAATTGAAGGGGACACACCCCGGGCAGCCTATTTGCAGTCTCAGGTGGATAAAGTTGTCACGAAGTTAAGACAGATGATTGAGTATGGCAACGCGAAGGGCGGTTTGATCATGAAGCCGTTCCCGAACGGCGACCAATTGGATGTTGATTTCGTCCAGGCTGGCCAATTCCTGCCAGTGTCATTTGACGCTAATAGCAATATCACCGCCGTGGTGTTCGTTGATCAACAGACGAAGGGCAAGGAATATTACACCCGGCTGGAGCATCACGTATTCAGCGCAAAAGACAAGACGGTCACTATTACCAACAAGGCGTACAAATCAAGTAACACGTCTGACATCGGCCATGAGATCACGCTCACAGAATTTGAACCCTGGTCAACGTTGCAACCAGTGGCAACAATCCGAAATGTCAAAGCGCCTTTGTACGGATATTATCGTTTCCCCCAGGCCAACAACATTGACCCGACTTCTCCCCTGGGCGTGAGTAGCTACGCGCGGGCAGTTGGCTACATCGAGGATGCAGATCGTTTATGGTCTAACCTCGTTTGGGAGTTTGAATCAGGCAAGCGGGCTATATTCGCTGATGTGATGGCGTTTGACCGCACAGAGGACGGTGATCCTATTCTGCCTGACAAGAGACTTTACAGGGCGCTTGCGAATTCAACTAACAATATCGGTGAGGACGGTTTCTTTCATGAGTTCACGCCTGAATTCAGAGAGGCTTCAATTATTTCAGGTCTCGATGCTATCTTGAAGAAAATTGAATACACCTGCGGTCTTGCTTATGGCACTATTTCAGATCCGCAAACAGTCGATAAAACAGCTACTGAAATTGTGAGCAGTAAGCAGCGCACATTCTCGACCATCAAAGACATGCGTAAAGCGGTAACGACCTGCATCGTTCAATTACTGTACGCAATGGATGTTTGGGCGACGCTCAATAAACTTGAAGCGCCTGGCAAATACACCCCTGTCTGCAAGTATGATGATTCTGTTATTACAGATGCGGACGCGCAAAAAAATCAGGACATGCGAGAGGTGAGCGCACGATTATTGAGCCGTCTCGAATATCGTATGCGTAACCACAAAGAGGACGAAGCCACGGCTATCAAAAAGATTCAAGAGATTGACAAGGAACAGGCTGACTTGAATCAAGATACTAATGCGTTTCAGGGAGCGTAAAAAGTAAAAACCGGGTGAAATTGAACCCCGTAAAAAATTAGCAGAAATAGGAGCAGACATGTTGACAGTAAGAATAGTAATGGAAAATATGCACGAGATTGTTGAAGAGGCAGACGTGGTTGTGTTATATCCGGCAAGTGAGACCGGAACAGTTGATACTCTGAATATATTTAAGAATGTACATAATTGTCATCCTGGAGACCCTAAAGGTGAAATTACACGTGGCCATGTTTACGTTATGAATGAACTGGGCAAGACGGTTGCGTCATATCATTTGTTCCCGCCAATTGAAGAACAATTGACGCCCGAACAAGTGGCTGCGAACAAAACATTTGACGAAGCGCTTGAAACGCATAACAAAATAGCTAAAGAATTGCGCGAGGAGCGTAAAGATGAAAATTAAATCAAGTGACCCAAAAGTAATTGAATTTCTGAAGTATCTCGGATGCAAAATTGACGGATTGCATAAAGTTGTAATCCGAGTTGAAGAAGGTAAACAGGTGACTATTGAAGAAACAAGAGACGCTGTAAAAGCAGATTAATGCTCACTGCCAACTTTCTTGACCTGTTTTACGTCCCACTCCTCGAACTCTATTACCAGTTCGAGGAGGCTGTAATCATTGACATCGCCAGGCGCTTGTCAAAGATGAAACTGGATTCTGCAGCATGGCAGGTACAACGATTATCAGAGTCAGGGATGCTATACGACGATATTCTCAAAAAACTCGAAATACTGACAGGAAAGTCAGAGAATGAATTGCGCCGGTTATTCAAACAGGCCGGGGTCAAAGCCATGACCTTTGACGATAATTTGTATCGTCTGGCTGGATTCTCACCAACGCCGCTTAATCTCTCACCGGCTATGTCAGACGTATTATTACAAGGACTTATAAAAACATCGGGTGTAATGCGTAATCTTACACTCACCACGGCCAACATGGGGCAGCAGGCGTTCTTGGATGCCATTGACGTGGCTTATTTCGAGGTGACAACAGGCTCAATGAGTTACACCCAGGCAATCAGCGAGGCGGTGACAACCATTGCAGACAACGGACTGTCAGTGATCGGCTACAAGGGGCGCAAGGATCAATTGGATGTGGCTGTAAGACGTGCGGTGCTCACAGGCGTGAATCAGACGGCGGGGGAGTTGCAGATCACACGTGCCAACGAAATGGGAGTTGATTTAGTCCAGACATCTGCTCACATTGGCGCACGTAACAAGGGTACGGGTCCAGAGAATCATGAAGGTTGGCAGGGTCGCGTTTTCAGCCGGGGTGGGATGTCTGATAAATATCCATCGTTTATTGATGCCACTGGTTATGGCACGATCACCGGTCTATGTGGAATTAATTGCCGGCATAGCTTTTTCCCGTTCTTTGAAGGTCTCTCACAAAACGCATACGATCAAGCCACGTTGGATAGTTACGAGAAAAAGACGGTCACATATCAAGGCAAAGAAATGTCAGTCTACGAGGCTACGCAGATTCAACGCTCAATTGAGAGACAAATCCGAAAGTGGAAACGCAGGGAGTCCGCTCTTGACGCAGCTAGTCAGATTTATTCAGCTGAAGGTGTTCAGGCGCTTAACAAAGTTGACTATTATCAAAAGGTTATGCGCGGCTTTATTCGTGAGACGGGTCTTACTCGTGATAGGGTGAGGGAACAGTTATGAGTAAAGAATTCAAATTATTCCTTGAATTGGTGTACAGCCTTTGCAAGCAGTTTATCGCTTATTATGATAAAAATATCAAGGGAGTGTAAAAAAATGCGCAATGGTTTATATGTCCCCTTTTGGGTACTATTAATTTGCATTGAAGGAAGGTAGACTAAGAACATGGAAATGAGTCTGGAAGAAAAACTGCAAGCTGAATTACAAGACAGATTTAGTGGTCTTAATAAAAACGAAAAGTATAACTTATTCTATTTTAGTCCAACTGAAATAGAAATTAAATCACTTTGGGAGAATATCCTTTCAGAGCGTCAAAAAAAATGGATTGCTGGTAATCACCACTTAATCCTAGAATATTCCAACAAGCGGTCAAAATGGGAATTGTCTGTGCCGAGTAAAGGGTAAAAATGAAGCGCATTTGGAATGAATATAAAAAGTTTTGTGAACCAATGGGTGATTTTATTTTTGAAAGCCCGTTGACTTTTTCAACGTTAATCACAGTGAGTATTTATATTTCTTATGCCTATTTTGCGACCTAAATAACCAAGTAATCACAGTGTCAGGATAACACCGGGCACACCTACTAAGTGGGA